CGAAGCGGCTCTGGTACGTGGAAGACTTCCTGATTCCGAATCTCCTGGACCAGGGCGCCGACTCTGTGGCCATCTGGATTGATGACACAGGACTCGGAAACCTGGCTTCCTGTATGGAGAGCTTCCGACAGATCCGCGGCCACGGAGGGACCTGGCACCTACAGGACGACGTCCTCCCCTGCCGGGACTTTGTGGCACGCTGCCGGGAATACGAAAGCGACGGCGTCGTATACGGATTCACCTGCGGCGCCTTCGGAGACGACCTGCAGCAAACCGGCCGGGTCTATGCGCCAGACGTGTGGCACAGCTTCCAGTGCGTCCGGATCCCTGACGAATACGCCAGAGAATGCGCGGAGTGGTACTTCTCCGGAGCATGGAAAGCCGACGCGGACCCGGATCTCTTCGCCCTGCAGGAACTAAACCAGGGCGACGACAGCTTCTTCCGGACATTCCTCCAGTCCCGGCACGGCCGGGAGCGGTTCACCAACGCCGCCCCGAATCTGGTGGAGCATGTGGACTGGCTGATCGGAGGATCGATTCTGAGCCCCTGGCGGGCCTTTTTGGCGCGATCTGCCCTCTGGGATGACCATGGAGAGCTGGAGGACCTAAAACGCGAAATCAGGCGCCTGTGAGCGCGTGATGATAAATCAGAGGGGGACCTCGTAAAACATCCGACCGGAGCGGATGCAACCCGCGTCACCAAAGCGTACCGGCATGAAAGGAAACCATGAAACGCACAGACATCACCGATCTTTTCCCCGAAGCACCGAAGGAAGCCGTCGACAAACTCATGGACATCAACGGCGCGGACGTCAACGCCGCCAAGTCCGAGATCGACAGCCTCCGGCAGCAGCTGACCGCAGCCCAGAACAACCAGGGCAGCGAGGAGCTGAAGAAGGCGCAGCAGCAGATCGCACAGCTCACCACCGAGCTGGACAGCATGAAGGCCGCCGAGACCATCCGCCTGACGCGGGAGAAGGTCGCCGGTGAGAAGAAGGTCCCCGCGCATTTGCTGACCGGGGAAACAGAGGAAGCCTGCGCGAGCCAGGCGGACCAGATCCTCGCCTTCGCGGCTCAGAGTAAAGCCTACCCGAGCCTCCCGGACGGGGGCGAACCCGCCAAACCCACCGCAGCAACTCCACGGAAGAAGTTCGAGGAGTGGCTGAAAAACACTTAACAAAAAGGAGATTTTTATCATGGCTGGAATTGACACCAACAGAACCACCATCGCACTCCCTGCAGAAGTCTCCCGCGAGATTCTGCAGAAAACCCAGCAGGCCAGCGCCGTCATGAGCATGGCCCGCCAGACTACCCTGCCCGGCCGCGGCGTCGTGATCCCCGTGATCACTTCCGACCCGGCAGCCTCCTGGGTCACCGAGACCAATGAGAAGCCGGTCAGCAACCCGGGTCTGAACACCAAGATGATGCAGGCCTATCAGCTGGCCGTCATCGTCCCCTTCTCCAAGCAGTTCCGGCGCGACGCTGACACGCTCTACAACGCGATCGTCGAGCGCCTGCCCCTGGCACTGGCCCAGAAGTTCGACGCCACCGTTATCGGCGCCGTCGACGCTCCTGGCGAGAACTTTGATACCTTCGCCCTGGCTACCGCGCAGTCCCTCGTGCCCGGCGCAGGCGAGACCGTCTACGGAAACCTCGTCGCGGCCTACGCGGACATCGCATCCCAGGGCGGCATTATGGACGGTATCGCCATCAGCCCGGTCGGCATGGGACTTCTCCTCGGCGCCACCGGCACCGACAACCGCCCGATCTTCAACAGCGCCGCCGATGCCGCGATCGCCAGGATCCTCGGCGCCCGCACCGTTGAGAGCCGCGGCATGTACAAGGCCGGCGTCGCGCCTGTCGGAACCGCAGCCGGCACTCCCGCCATTGTTGGCGTGGCCGGCGACTGGACGCAGGCCATGTGGGGCTCCGTCGGCGGCGTGGAGATCTCCATCTCCGAAGAGTCCACTCTCACGATCGGCACCCAGCAGATCAACCTGTGGCAGCGGAACATGTTCGCCGTCAGGGCTGAGATTGAGGTCGGCTTCCGCGCTGACGTCAACTGCTTCAATCTGCTGACCGGCGCCACGCCGACGAACGCATGATCTGCCTGACCAGACCGGACGGCGGCCGGACATGGGTGCACGAGTCTCGTCTGGATGAATACCTGGGGAGGGGCTTTATGCTTACCTCCCCACCCCAGGCGGAACCTGCAGCCGTAAAGGCGACAGCCGCACCGAAGAAAACCACCAGGCGCAGCAGCAAAACGAAATGAGGTGAACCCATCATGGCCTACGCAACTGTGCAAGACGTGCAGCAGAGAATGCTCCGGACCCTGACGGAGGACGAGCAGGAAGTCTGCACGAACCTCCTGGCGGACGCCGCGGCGCTGATCGACGCGGTGGCCATCGGGGCGGAAGAGATCGTCAAGAAGATCGTCTCCTGCCGGATGGTCATCCGGGCCCTGGGCGACGGATCCACCTCCGGCGTCCCTCTGGGCGCCACCCAGGGAAGCCAGTCCGCGCTGGGCTATTCTCAGAGCTGGACCATCGGAGCCGGAGGCGGTGCCGGGGAGCTCTACCTCTCGAAGGTGGACCGCCAGTACCTGGGCAAGAGCAACCAGATCGGGAGCTACAGCCCACTGGAGGCGCTGGCGACGGAGGGCAGCCTATGACCGGGATCACCGTGACGCTCTACGAAAAAACGCCGGCAGGCGTGGACGCGCTGAACGACCCCGTCTACACCCTGACCCCGGTGGACGTTCCCAACGTCCTGGTGGGCCAGCCGGAGACCGACGACGTGACGGACAGCATCAGCCTCTACGGCAAGCGCATTGCCTACTGGCTGGCCCTGCCGAAGGGCGACAGCCACGACTGGACCGACACCACGGTGGAGATCTGGGGAGAGCCTTTCCGGACCTTCGGCGACGTGGTGCAGGGCATCGAGGCGAACGTCCCGACCGCCTGGCACAAGAAAGTGAGGGTCGAGCGCTGTGAGTAAAAATTTCAAGCTGAACCTGCCCGGGCTGAATGAATTAATGAAATCCGGAGAGATGCAATCCATTCTGAACAACGCCGCGGGCCAGATCGCCGGCAATGCCGGGGAAGGCTATGAAGTGGAGAGCGCCCACCCCATCGGCTTCGTCGCCATCGCGTCCGTCAAGGCCGCGACTTTCAAGGCCAGACGGGACGACCAGAAGAACAAGACCCTGCTGAAGGCCGCCGGAGGTGTGCATCTATGACCATCGAGACCTTCGTCATCAACGCTCTGAACGAGGCGCTGCCCGTCTTCTGCTACGGAAGCGAGCCCAGCCCCATGCCGGACAGCTTCGTCACGGTGGAGCAGACCGGCAGCCGGATCACCGACCGGCTGAAGTCCGCCACCATCGTGGTGCAGAGCTGGGCGCCCTCCAGGGCGGAGGCCATGGCGCTCAACCAGACCGTGGAGGCCGCCATGGCGGACCTGGCCGAGAGGCCGGAGATCAGCCGGTGCGCCCTGAATACCAGCTACAACTACCCGGACGAAGGAAAGAAGCGGCCCAGGTTTCAGGCCGTCTTCGATATCGTCCACTACCTCTAACAACCGACAACCACCGAAAGGAGAAACAATATGCCTAATGTTTCCAACGTCTCCGCCGGCCAGCCGAAGGTGGCGGGAGCTGTCTTCCGGGCACCCACCGGCACCACGCTGCCGACGGACGCCTCCAGTGCGCTGAATGAGGCCTTCGTAGACCTCGGCTACGTCAGCGAGGACGGCGTGACCAACAACAACAGCGCGGAATCTGATAACGTCAAGGCCTGGGGCGGCGACACCGTCCTGGTGCTGCAGACCGAGAAGCCGGACAAGTGGACCCTGACCCTGATCGAGGCCATGAACCAGAACGTGCTGAAGACCGTCTACGGCGACGCCAACGTCACCGTGGGCACCGGCGGCCTCATCACCGTGAAGGCCACGGGCGAGCAGCTGAAGGACAACAGCTACGTCATCGACATGAAGCTCAAGGGCGGCGCCCTGAAGCGGGTGGTGATCCCCAACGGGTCCCTGAGCGAGCTGGGTGAGGTCGTCTACAAGGACGACGAGCCCATCGGCTACGAGATCACGCTGCAGGCCCTGCCGGACGAGACCGGCGTAACGCACTACGAGTATATCCTCCCGGCCAGCGCGTAACACCACGGAGGGCGAGGCATGAAAACAGGCACCACATCAACTGGCTTTCACTACGAATTTGACGAACGGCGGGCGGATGATATCCGCCTGGTGGAGCTCATTGCGGACACCATCAGCGACGAGGTCCGGGAGTTCGACAAAATCCTGGCTGCGTCGAAGATCCTGACCATGCTCCTGGGCGAAGAGCAGAAAAAGGCGCTTTATGAGCACATCGGCCAGTCCCATGAGGACGGCCGGGTCCCCTACCTGGACCTGCATCTGGCCCTTCAGGAGATCATGCAGGGCGGCGGAGAAAGCCTAAAAAACTGATCGGCCTCGCCCGCATGGCAAGCCTCGACGAGGACGCGCTCATCTGCGACTTCGCCGAGACCTACCATGTTTTTGACTGGCGTGGACTGCCGGCGAGACTGGCGGCCACGCTGGCCATGGGGCTGGGGCCGAAATCTCGAATTATGAAAAAGCTCAGCGGCTGTGATACGGACATCGACACGCTGCTGCTGGCCACGATCTCGGACGCGGTGCGGGTGATGGTCTGGCAAAACACGGAAGACGGGCATCGGGGCCGGAACAAACCGACCCTGATCTCCGGAATAATCTCCGGCAACAAGGCTGAGGACGTGGGCTTCAACACCGCGGCCGAGTTTGACGCCTGGCGTGCCGGAATCCTCGGAGGTGAGAACAATGCCTGATCTGGGCGACGCTTATGTAAATATTATACCGAAGGCCCCCGGGATCTCCAACAAGATCGAGGGGCTGGTGGGCACGGGCGCCGACGGTGCAGGCCGGAGTGCAGGATCCAAGATCGGCGCGGGCCTGCTGGGAACGCTGGGCAAGGTCGTGAGCGTGGCGGCTGTGGGCTCAATCCTGCAAAGCGCGTTTTCCGCCGGCGGGAACCTGGAGCAGGCCTTCGGCGGCCTGGAAACCATCTACGGAGACGCGGCAGCAGGCGCCAAGGCATACGCGGTGGAGGCAGCGGCTGCGGGGATCTCCGCCAACTCCTACGCGGAGCAGGCGGTGAGCTTCGGCGCAGCACTGAAGCAGGCCTTCTCCGGAGACACCCAGGCGGCCATGGAGGCCGCCAATACCGCCATCATGGACATGGCCGACAACAGCGCCAAGATGGGCACGGACATCGGCAGCATCCAGGCAGCCTATCAGGGATTCGCCAAGCAGAACTACACCATGCTGGACAACCTGAAGCTGGGCTACGGCGGAACAAAGACCGAAATGGAGCGACTGCTGGCGGATGCCGAGAAGCTATCCGGGGTGAAGTACGACATCAACAACCTGGGAGACGTCTATGACGCCATCCACGTGATCCAGGAGGATCTGGGCCTCACCGGGGTGGCAGCCGCCGAAGCGGAGAGCACCCTGACCGGATCCGCGGCGGCCATGAAGGCCAGCTGGGAGAACCTGCTGGCGGCCATGACCACCGGAGAGGGCCTGGACAGCGCCATGCAGAACCTGGGAAAGAGCGCCGGGAACCTGCTGAAGAACGTGGTCCGGATGGCCGGGAACATCGCGAAGCAGCTGCCGCAGCTCTTCACCGGGCTCTTCTCCACCATCGGGCCGTCCATCCTGCCGGTGGTGACGGAGCTCTTCACCGGGCTCATGACCGGGATCACCACGCAGCTGCCCACGTTGCTGACCGGAGGCATGACCATGCTGCAGACGCTGATCCAGGGCATTCTGACGGCGCTCCCGCAGCTGCTGACGACGGCGGCGCAGTTTATCCCGACGCTGGTCAACGGATTTCTGCCGCAGATCCCCGGGCTCCTGGCGCAGGGCGCCTCTATCCTGCAGTCATTAATCAGCGGGATCGTGACGGCACTCCCGCAGATTCTCAGCGCTGCAGCCAATATCGTCATGCAGCTGGTGACCGGGATTGCAGCGAACCTGCCGCAGATACTCGAATCCGGCATCTCTCTGATCGGGCAACTGGCGGCCGGCGCGATCAGCGCCATCCCCACGCTGCTGATGATGATCCCGGAGCTCTTCAGCCAGTTCGCCAGCGCTTTCCGCAGCGTCGACTGGGCCTCTGTCGGCCGGAGCATCATTGACGGCATCGTGAATGGCGTAAGAAGCGCGGCGAGCAGTTTGTTCAGTTCCCTGCGAGATCTGGCAAGTCAGGCGCTGGAGGCGGCCAAGTCTGCGCTGAAGATCGGAAGCCCTTCCAGACTTTTCGCGGATGAGGTCGGACAATGGATCCCGGCCGGCGTAGCCGTCGGCATTGAGGACAACGTCCCCGCGCTGGCTAAGCAGATCCAGCACATGGTTGACGCAACGTCTTTTAACCTTAGCCGGATGCAGACGACCCCTGTGAGGCCCGGAACTGCTGACAGGTCTATTGTTATCAATCAGAACATAGAGAGCGTGCCGCAGACCCCGGTGCAGCTGGCTGCCGCAACGGCGGCATATTTTGAGCAGGCGAGGTGGATTATATGAGTTTTCCGAACTTGCCAAAAACTTTCAAGTATGTGAATGAAAACGGCGACATCATTACGTTTGAGTGGGCGCACGGGTTCCTCCCGGAAAAGCCGGAAGGCATCGACACGCTGGCGATCTCGCATTCAGAAGCCCAAGGCATCGACCAGGTCGGGTCGACCATCCAATCCAGCAACGTGCAGAGCCGGGTCGTGACCATGCGCGGCCGGTTTGTCGGGGTGAGTCAGACCAAGAAAAAGGAACGTCTTCTTGCTGTCGTGCGGCCGGATCTGGCCGGGCGTCTGTATGCGGACGACTACTATTTGGAGGTCCGGCCTTCTACGACGCCGACGTTTGAGGCAAGAGAAAACAACGCGTCTTATCAGTTCAGCCTGCTGGCGGCATACCCTTACTGGCAGAAGGACGAAAGCGCCGAGGCAACGCTGAGCGGCGTCGCGAAGCGGTTCAGGTTCCCCTGGAATGTTTCCAGGCCGTATCGTTTCGGCGAGGTGATCTCGGCCCTGTTTATTAACGTCATCAATGACGGACAGGTGCCGATCCCCTTCACAGCTACATTCAAAGCGCTGGCGGAAGTGCAGAATCCGAGGCTGATCGACGCGAAAACGAACAAGTACCTGCTGCTGAACAAGACCCTCGTCGCCGGGGAGACCGTTGTCGTCGAGATTACGCACGAGAGGACCTACGTCAACTCAAGCGTGGACGGCGAATGCCGGGGAGCCCTGGACCTGAACTCCAGCTTTTTCCGGCTGGCAATCGGTGACAACGTTATCAAACCGGAGGCAGCGTCCGGGAAGGCAAACCTGCAGGTCGACATCGACTACGCCGTTGAGATCGTGGGGATCGCGCTATGAGTTTGGAAGTATATCCGCCAGATTTCAGCACGCGTTATGAGATCTCGCACGCAATCAGCATCCAGATGTCAATTTATTACAATGACGTCGGGAAGATCCAGCTGGTGGCCGTAGCGGACAACTACAACATCGTCGCGCTGAAGAAAAACTGTATTATCTACGACACGGACCACAAAACCACCTACCTCATCGTGAACGTGAAATGTGACACGGTCGAGAACAAAATCACCGTCAACGGTTACACTGCAGAGTATCTCCTAAATAAGCGCGTGGTGGCGGAAAAGACGCAGATCCTGAACATTGAGACCGGCGTCTACGGCATTATCAACGGCAACATGCGCGACATGACGAGGATCTCCACCGCAGCCGTCAAAGGGCTGCCGGAAACATTTCAGCCGGACGACCCGGAGACGGAAGACACAGACGAGAGCGTGATCTACGGCGGCGGCGTGCTGGATGCCATAACGCCGGTTCTCGAATACGGTGAGCTCGGCAGACGGATGATCTGGGATCCTTCAAGCCTCTCCTGGACGTTTGAGATCTACAAAGGCGCCGACCTGACCAGCGGGATCCACGCGATCGCATTCGCCGAGGAGCAGGGCACATGCACAAAGCTCGTCATTAATGAAGACAGCTCGACATTCCGGAACTTCGTTTATGTGACCTACAAGGACAGGGACCAGAACGACAGGCTGACGACCATCGGCAGCGCAACCGGCGACGGCAGGTTTGAACTGTGGCTGGGTTCCTCC